TTTATACGAGGTATAGTTAAAATTTCAGCATCATTTTTTTCAATTACATTTTTTATATTTTTTATAAGTAATTCTTGTGGCATTTCATCGGCATCGATCCCAAACACGTAATCACCCGTTGCGGTATCAGTGTGGAATTCGGCATTTACGTGAAAATTGTCAAAAGGTCTTCTATATATTTTTATATCTTCATTAAAAAAATCTAACACTTTATTTACTTTGTCCGTACAATTATTAGAATCTACGACAACGTTAATATTATCTTCATCATCTTTGACCTTTAATAAAAAATTTAACAAGGAACACAATTCTCTAGATTCGTTACATACTTGGATAGAGTAGGTTATTTTCACCATATTGGTAATTAAAGGTACATATCTTTAAGCATATATGAAGGTATCAGATTTTATAACTAATTTTCTTATAAATAAAAACATACAAAAATGCTTTTCTGTGACTGGTGGTTTTGCTATGCATTTAAACGATTCTTTCGGCGAAAAAATGGATGTAACATATACACACGGAGAACAATCAGCTGGATACGCAGCTCTTGGATGGTCGTCGTATGAACATAACCCAAGTGTATGTTGTGTAACATCGGGGTGTGGTGCTACAAATGCAATTACACCGTGTCTTATAGCATACCAAGATAGCGTACCCGTATTTTTCATTAGTGGACAGGTTCATAAAAACGATAATATAAGAAGTTATAATGGTAAAATTCGTGGATATTTTGGATCGGATTGTGATATAATCGAATCTGTAAAACCATTAACGAAGTACGCAAATGAAATCGTAAACCCAGATGAAATTTTTAAAGTACTAGAAGAGTGTTATCATCATCTAACAACTGGACGTTTAGGACCTGTTTGGTTATCTATACCAATTGACGTACAATCTATGCAAGTCCCGGAGATACTTCAGAAATATACAATACAACCGTACACGTACCAGACACAATTTCCGAAGAAGTTTATAGACGTGTGGAGAGATTCAAAAAGACCTATAATTTTAGCTGGTAATGGTATTCATTTATCAAAAACAAAAGATAAATTCGAGAAATTTATAAAATACCACAACGTACCGTATGTAGTTACATTTTTTGGAAGTGATTTAGGTGATGATTATACCGGTAAAGTGGGGTTAATTGGTAATAGATCCGGCAATTTTGCTATTCAAAACGCGGATCTTGTACTATGCTTAGGTACTAGATTATGTAAAAGTATAACTGGTTATAAAAGAGAATTATTCGCTAGACACGCGACGGTTGTTTATTTAGACGTTGATGAAAGCGAGTTTTTAAGTGAAAAGAAATTGGATATTCAAATTAAAATGGATCTCAAAACATTTTTTAATACACCTTTACCTATTAGTTCTATACATCCCGTTTGGGTAAGTAAAAATAGAGAATGGAAAGAATTGTGGTGTGAAGAGCTTCCAATAAAAGATGGAAATCTGGTATGCCCGTATAGGCATTTAAATAACTTTTTTAAATCGAAGAGTGGCAATTCTATAGTCACCATGTCATCCGGTTCTATATATTGCGTTGGCTGGCACATGTATCGTTATAAAACCGGTGATAGATTTATAACCAGTGGTCACGGTGATATGGGTTACGAAATAGCATCGGCGATGGGGGCATCATTTCACAAAAAACGAACGTGGGTGATAGTTGGCGACGGATCATTTCAATACAATATACAAGATTTACAAACTTTAAAACATCACAATTTACCTATCACCGTTCTCGTATTTAACAACGATGGTTACGGTGCAATTAAAATAACACAAAACGCAGTTTTCAAAAGAGAATACGGTACAAGTTCCAAAAGTGATATAACATTTTGTAATATAGAAAAAATATCAAATGCATATGATATTCCTTATTATAAAGTTACAAACGAGAATGATATGGGATATATTAATCACAATGAAGGACCTATGATCGTTGAAATTATATGCAATACACAGGGTCGCTATCCCCGCTTATCTAATAAGCCTCAACCCGATGGAACATTTAAAAACATGCCATACGAAGAAATGGCCCCGTTTTTAGATGAAGACTTTCTAGAAAATAACTTGTTTGTTAATAGAGTTTAAAGGATAAAAACGTGTGCAAATGAGTATGACATTTATAGATAGGAATAATAATCCAGTTAATGTAGAATTTGAAGCTGATGAACAGTATTTAGTTCGAAAATACATTCCTAAAGATGCTACTGTATTAGAAATGGGTGCGCGATATGGAACGGTTTCATGTGTACTATCACAAACATTAGATGATCCCACAAAACACTTAGCAGTTGAACCAGACTGCACTGTAATCGAAGCACTCATTAAAAACCGTGACACCAATGGTGGTAAGTTTCATATTTTCGAAGGTGTAGTCTCTAATAAAGGGTATGAAATGGGTTATATAGACCCTAAATTCGATTTTTATGAATATGGAACGTATACCAAAGAGACTGAAACCCCAACGATAAAGAATTTATCTCTGGAATCTCTTTCAAAAGAATACGATTTAAATTTCGATTGTATTGTAGCGGATTGTGAAGGATTTTTTTGTACTTTTGTAGAAGAAAATCCCGAAGCTATAAAAAATATGCGAGTAATAATTTATGAACAAGATGGAACACCTTGGCATGAATTTACAAAAAAATACGATCAATTAAATATAACCCTCGAAAATTACGGGTTTCAGAGAATTCATACTATTCCTCACCCAGATTATGAAAATAATCCAAATCTACATAACGTGTGGATAAAAAAATAATTTACATATTTAAAGTTAAAGTGCATTCGTAATACATGCGTGGTTTTGTAAACGAAGGAACCGTTTGTTATTTTAACACAGCGATTCAATGCTTATTTAATATACCCATATTAACTAATCATTTTTTAAGAGAGCCGTATAATAAAAGTGAAGGAAAGTGTATGTTTACGATATTTTATCAAGAAATGATAAAAAAATATTGGACCGCAGATAAGACACCCATCGATTTGAGTCCATTACATTTTGCGTTTCAAAAACAATTTCCGCGTTTCAAGACGGATGAACAACATGATGTACAAGAAACTATATTATGTATTGTAGACATCTTAGAAAAAAGTCAACCGATCATAAAGGAATGGTTTTACGGTAAAAAGAAACAAGAAACTATATGGCCTAATGGTAAAACAGTAAATGAAGAAGATTTCAGTATTCATTTAATGACTTATAGCGGTAATTCTGATTTAACTCAAATGATTCGAGATAGTACGGGTTGGAATACGCTAGAAAATTTTAAAGATGAAAATGGTATAAAACACAACGTGGCTACGACAAGAATGTCATTTTCTAAAATTCCACCTATCTTTATGATTTCATTTGATTCAAAAAGTCACATTAAAATACTAGAAGAATTAAATGTAAACGATGTAGAGTATAAATTAATATCATGCGCAATTCACGCGGGTAATCAATACGATGGCCATTATATATCTTACATTCGACGAAAAGATAAATGGTTTTTCATAAACGACGAACGCGTATCAGAAACCGAATTACCAGATGAAGGAAGTTGTTATCTCATGGTATACAATCCAAAAAATCGTTCATAGATATATCTTCTTTGATATTCACCAATGTTCGATAAAACGTTCGTCTGCTATTTGGAAACGTTTTATCATACCTACGGGCAACGGGTTTCCACCACATAGGGACGTCGTTAAACATGTATTGACATTCAATTATTGCATCTTCTTCCATCCATGACTGTGCATATTCTGGAACCATATGTTCGTAAAATTCCGATTCGTAGATTAAATTTCCTCTTTCTTGTACGTATAATCGCCATATATCCCCCTTTTTCTTTAGTTGGAAATCTATAGTATTTTTATCTCTCGGTTTCCATTTAAACATTGTTTCATGTGTACCTGTTTTGATACCATCTCTCACGGGTGTAAATATGAGTCCATCGATTTTTTCTGTAATTGTAGGTAAATATTCATCTAGAAATTTTTGATACTCGGACATGACGTGAAATGTTTTTATTTTTATTTTTATAGGATCGTATTTTAAACACGTTAACATTTTTTTTATTTTTTCAATATTTTCAAGTCTTGTCAAAAAATCTTTATCACCTATATATTTTCCAGAATTAATTATTATATCATAAATCATAAAAGTGTCGTTGTACATTTCGCCTTCTAATACAGTGCCATCGTAAACCATTTTTTTGAAATTAAGAGGACATGTATACATATCTAAAGCCCTGTTAAGAAAAACACACTGCTTTCGGTTATTATACATAAACGCGAGCATCATAAACCTGACACCGTCTGTTTTTTCACATACAACATACGGATTAGATTTCAGTATATTGAAATGTTTATATTCAATGGAAACGGGTTGACTGCCGGGAAAAATATTCTTTCCGCGCGTACCCCATACATTTTCCATATATTGGATCGCATATTTGTAAAGAGGATCGTCTCTATTTACAGATAGACGTTGCATTGTATACAAGTATTTAGTTTAATCTTTAATTAGCTTTAATTCCGGCAGAATTTAAAATATTACTAATACACTCGTGTGGATATGTAAGAGTGAGTTTAGATGCTGTATAAGCGACGACCTTAACACCGCTTTCTTTAAATTTTTGAAACATCGTGATTGACTTAGGAGCAATTTTTACGTTACCCGTACGTCTACATTTAATATGTCTAAGAGTAGGTTTACACATCATGACCCAAGATTTTGCGCTAGAAGATTTTATATTATAAAAATCGGTATCGACTTTGTTTGTAATATCCGTGTCAAAATTCAACCCCATTTGATTTGTTGGTTCGGTGCTTTCAGCTTTTACTTTTTCTTTGAACATATTCCAGTCTATACCTTCTGTTACAGCTGGAAAAATGATTACATTGTAGTTGTCATTTGGGTTAAAAATCGTAGACATACTTCCATCGTCCACATGGATACCAAAGTCAATAAAAAAAATACGATCACTCGATGTGATACATTTTTCAATTGCGTTAGACTTTTCGTATGGATCATCATTTACAAAACTAATTTCATTTTGAACACCCGCACGTCGTAAACATTGAATATTAAATCTGAGTAACGTGTGAAGAGTTTTAACGTGACACGATCCACTACGAGTAACGACGATCGTCGTGACCTTCATGTTTTTATTAATTAGTCTCCAAAGCCTTAAGCCTTTCATTTAAGCAGCCAGAAAACGGAAGATTACCAACATGTCCTAATGTCGTGTTACAATCGGCGAATATTTGTCCACCCATTTGTTGCCATCTACGACAGAATGCGTAATCTTCGGATAAATAACGTCTATTATCAGGATCTATCATACAATCAAACAACGCACAATAATCGTCAAAATCTCGATTTTGATGATCATTTTTACATGTAAGTGTAGATGCGTAGTGTTCATGCATACGTGTTAAAGCATCTCTGGATATCATCATAAAACCGGTCGGTCCATCTAAAACCTCGACAAAACCATTAACAACGGATCTCTTTTTGGCGCCTATATTAGCGACGAGACTCGATGAAAGAAGACTCATTTCGCGTGTATCACCGTCTTCGAGTGCTTTGCGAGCTTGATCCCACATAACTACCTTTTTTGGATATACAGCAACCGAGATATCGTGACCAGATCTTAGTAATCTAAGAACGGCTTTGGGGTCAAATTCGATATCTGCATCTATAAATAGAAAAAAATCGGCATCCGTTTTTTGCATAAATCTACCTATGGAAACATTACGCGCGCGATGAACCAAACTTTCATTCTCAGTAGTATCGATCATAAGTTGTACTCCTTCTTTAACAAGAAGAAGCTGAAGCTGTATTACACTTTTAACATATTTTTCTAAACACAAACCACCGTAACAAGGTGTACTTAAAAATAACTTTGTCATCTATATTTATATTACAACTTATCCTCTAAGTGTCGTTTAGTGATAATAACTATTTTATTAAGCGTCGGAACTGATACCGAACATTTTTCACAAATTTCAGTTTTAGATACACGTTCGTTAAGTACCGTAAAAATCACCGCGGTAGCCACACTGTTTGGTGATTTGGACATCAATTGAACACAATCTTCTAATTCTGAGCATATTTTGTTACATTTCAACCTTTCTTCCCGAGAAACATCAAATGAATTTAATAACCTCGATAATAAATTATGTGGTTTAGTTACATAATTTTTATCAGTTTTTTCATTTTGAACTGTATCGGTGAATATAGACGTAGTTCTACTTATATCTTTACATTGAATACCGAACATTGTTGCGATTTCTTTTGTAGTGCGAGGAATATTTGCCAATCTACATGCATATAAAACGCAATTTGCTTTGACACCTGATCGAACCGCGCCACGTGTGAGTTTTCCTTCGTTGAATTTTTTATACAAAGTTTTAGCGTCTTTTAATACTCCTTCCGGAAGATTCATACACGCTTCATCTATATCTCGGTATGCATGATAAAGTGATCTGTCTTTATGGTTCATGGAACTGTGAAAGTTAATCTTTGCCATTCGCTTCGTTTCATATTTGGACGAATTTTTAACAGAAATCACAGTCCCCTTTCCCCAAGAATCTGAAAATAGTTCTTGATTCGCCGAAGGAAACATACAACGCGAAGGGTCTGATACTCGACCATCATCTGTTACCCCACTCGTCCATTCAGCCGTGTCGTCAATATAAATTGCATCAACTGCACCGCAACTGGTACATACCATTCCTTCTCTCACCAAAGTTTTGTACATAGAACATCCGGTGCAAAATCTATTATCCAATGGCTTTAGTGTGGGTGTTTTATCTGTTTTTAGTTGATCTACAACAGACCATATAGTAGCCAATGTTTGATTGTCCATTAGTTTAAATCTGTTTTTTTAAAAATAAAATCGACGCACTTAAGTTAAAAATTATGATTATCCATCATAATTTTTGCACGTTCTTCTATCCTGTTTACAACTTCCTTAAAACGAGACGAACCTGGACTGGATGGTTGCCATTCGCGCCAAGCTTTATCGATACTATCATGATCTGGTGGAAGCTCTATTCTTCCTTCTACATCTGTATCAGATACGATGAAACTGTCGTATTCACCGTCACTAGAAGAATCGTTACATATAACACTGTCTAAATCGGAATCCTGATCGTTTGTTAATGTATACATTTTATCTTCGTGACTAATACATGAAAATAGAGTTTCACCGTCTGGAAAATGTTCACATACACTTTCCTCTCTTAACAAATTAGTTTCATCGTCTAAAATGTAGATATAAGCTCCTTTAAAAATCATAGACGTTTCCGTAAAATATTTTACTACGAGGTAATCTTTGCCATGTTCTTCTACGATTGCGTACATTTCATCTTCAACATCATCGGTATTTACTAAAACTTTAATTAGATCTCCAGGCTGGATTTCTGAAAAATCAAACATCCCGTTTAAAGATTTAAGACAAAAAATTTGTAAGATAATAACACACGTTATGGGGGTTGAAATTTTCTCGAAGATGGACTGTAAATACTGTACTTATGCGGAAAACCTATGCATTGACATGCATCTTGATTATAAAAAAGTTATTGTTGATAAAAATGAACTTAAAAAACAATGTGGTCCACGTGCTGTTACGTATCCTCAAATCAAAGTGAACGATGAATATATAGGAGACTATTTCGCTTTTCAGGATTATATTGAAGAATCCGAGCCTATGCTTCTACCAACTATGAATAGATTTACAGTATTTCCTATCGAACACGAAAACCTATGGTCGCTATATAAAAAGGCTCAGATGAGTAATTGGACGGCTGAAGAAGTAGATGTGAGCGCTGATATAGAAGATTGGAAATCGTTAAGTGATAACGAACGTCATTTTATCAAATATGTCTTAGCTTTTTTTGCCGGTTCGGATGGTATTGTTTTTGAAAATATAAATAATAATTTTGCAGATGAAGTACAGTATACAGAAGCGCGTTCATTTTACGCGTATCAAGTCCATAATGAGATGGTACACGGAGAAACGTATAGCAAACTTATCGATAAATATATCCGAGATAATTCGGAAAAGAATAAATTATTTGATGCTATAACTACCATTGACCCCATAAAGCGAAAGGCGGATTGGGCACTTAAATGGTTCGATAAATCAAGACCATTCGCCGAGCGTCTATTAGCGTTTGCGTGTGTGGAAGGTATTTTCTTTTCTGGAAGTTTTTGTGCGATTTTTTGGTTAAAAAAGCGTGGATTAATGCCAGGTCTATGTTTCAGTAACGAATTGATTAGTAGGGATGAAGGATTGCATCTCGAATTCGCACTCGAATTATTTAAAATGTTAAAGAATAAACCATCGAAAGATACAATTTATAAAATCGTTCAAGAAGCAGTTGAAATCGAAAAAAGTTTTATTATAGAAGCTTTGCCGTGTAGTTTAATAGGAATGAACAGTGGTAAAATGTCGGAATATATCGAATACGTAGCAGATAGACTTTTAAAACAAGCGGGTTTCAATAAAATCTGGAACACGCAAAATTCCTTTGATTTTATGGAAAATATATCACTCGATGGAAAAACTAATTTTTTTGAAAAACGTGTAGGAGACTATGGTAAAATAGATGAAACGACCGATTTAACATTTGACGAAGAATTTTAATTTGTGATGGGTTTACTCCCATCGCTACAAGAAATGTTAAGTGCATTTCTTTTCGCATCATAATTTATAGAAGAAGGTTCCGTGTCTCCATAAATATTCGCGGGGCCAAATACCATACCACTATCATAAAGACCGATAGGTTCTTCACTCATACCAGGTAAAGGTAGTTCTACATCAGCCATACGTGTAGGAACTAAACCAGGTCGAGAAGGATCACCATTTGTCTTTTGTGTAGTAGATATAGGTGGGGGGATCATATCCATTTGAAATTGATCCGTTTTTGTTTGAGTTTGTTGCATCTCCGTTTGAGCGCGTTGCATATCTAACTGAGCTTGATGCATCTTCATCGCAGCCTGCTCCATCTTCATTTGAGATTCTGGTGTAACACCGTCGGGTAAGGGTATACTTTCGACTGGAATTTCATCTTCAACATCCGGTTCAGTCTCAGATAATTCTTCTTCTAAAACGTCATCTACGAGGTCGGAATCGTTATTCATTGATTCCGGTTCATAGCCTTCGTTTTTGACATTCATTAATCCCCATGTAACTAACAAAAATACGATAGTGTGTAAAATTAATCCACTGTGTGTGGGACATCCTGTAGGACTAGATACCCATTTACCGAGTATACTACGCATAATACGAAACGTTTCTGGGCTGGCGATTATAAAAAATGTCAAAGCCGCCATCAACGAAATCAATAGCTTTTTTTCCTGCTTTTTACCATCACAACCACAACCGCAATCTGCGAAGAGACCCATTTCTATTATAATACATCAAGAAAAAAAAGATGCTTAAAGTTTGAAGTTCTATATAGAATATAAGCAACTAAAATGTCAAATTCTATCATTCAGCGTTATGAAAATCTTAATCCTTCTTCTGTAGTTCTTTCTTCTGTAAAGAAGAACAAGAGTGGAGGCAAAACCGTATACATTAACGCACCAGATAACAAGAAACTTTACCTTCAACTCCCTTTTATGCGTTCCCCATACGGACTTAGTTCGTACACGGATGAAGCAACCGGTAGAACCTCATTCTCGCTAGATCTTTCGTTTGACCGCGATAATGAAGAAGCCTCTGCTCTGAAAGAAAAGCTTCAAGAACTCGACCAAATGATTCTGCAGACAGTCGCTGATAACTCGAAGGAGTGGCTCGGTAAGCCTTATAATATTGAGGTGATCCGGGAAGCTCTGTATAAGCCACTCGTTCGACCCGGTAAGGATGATTGGCCGGATTCTCTTAAGTTGAAGGTCATGACAAAGCCTAGTGGCGACTTCGTTCCGGAAGCATACGATATGTCTCAAAAGCCTCTTCCTATGGATAGTATTGAAAAGGGACAAAAATGTATGTGTATTTGTGACTTTAATCAGATTTGGTTTGTTGATAACAAGTTTGGAGTGAGTGTTCGTCTTTCTCAAGTTCTATGTGAACGATCACAAAAGCTTCCATCTTTCGCCTTTCAGGGTGTAGATACTGAAGTTTCTTCGATCGGAAACGACGATTGCGAGATTGACGAGTAATCCGTTAATAAAAAATCTGCAAATCTTTGCACTTTACCATCAAGTATAGATTTATGAAAAAATATTTCATCATCGCGTAGTAAATAAAGGTTAATCTTAGCTTTCTTATATATCATGTCTAACGGTAAATTCATCTTATCAAAATGAAGGAGGAGTCGATTCGCTGAATACGGATGAATTTCTTGTAAAAGTGTATTAAATCTAGATATTGAAAAAGTAGTCTTATTTAATAAAATAGTATCCCTTATATATTTCTCAACATCACACGTCGGGTTTTTTGAAATTCGCTCTAAATTACCTGTTTTTATGAGTAGTTCGTTTAGAGTTGGTGTAAGCATAGCAAGAAATCTCCTTTTCTCTCCTGTAAGTGACATTTATATACCACGTACTTAAAAATTTAAGGTGTAAATATATAAATGTCAAATATATCCCGTGATATTCGTTCTCGTATGGATATAGGTAAAGTAAGGTACGGACACGGTGTTAGAGTAGAGTACGATACAACAACATGGGGGACGGAAACAAATTCATGGGTTGCGATGGCACGAGAAGAACTTCTAGATGCTATTATTTATATTATCGCAGACTATATGCGCGAATATAATATAAAACGTGATTCTTCTGAACCTGACGATAACTCTAAAATCTTAGAATATATCGAAGACCCGGAACTGTTAGGTGATTCAATACACAAACTCAATATTTATACATTAAAAACATTACTTAATCTAAAACTATTCATCACTTGATTCAAATGCATTTTCACCGTACAATTCTTCTATTAAATTAAATAGTTCTTCTATAGTTTCTGTATTCGTTTCAGGTTTACATGCATTCACTTTTGCAAATGTTTTAAGACGTGCGTTCGCGTTTTTATACATATCTATTTCCTTTTCCATATTACAAATGCGAATACGATCCTTCGTCACCTGTCTTTGCATGACTTCAAACTCGTTCATATGAGTTCTGTTATGCTGGCGCCAATGTCGCGATTTTTTAGGATTGGCTACATTTGTAATATGTAAAGTTCGGATAAGAACACTCATATATTCATTTTAAGAATGAATACTTTAATTACTTTTTTACCTCGCGCTTCTGCCCGGTTCCCTGAACAAGATGCGATGGCGGGCGCTTGGAGCCCCCGAATAGACCAGACTCGACCCGAGCGCGCCCCCGATCCAACGCAGCGCAGGTTGCACGGCCGAAAATCGGGATGCAGTTATTTGCTTCGTTTTTTTTCCGCGTTTCGTTTCCAGCCGGACCTGAATACCTCGGCCTATTCCTTCTCGGCGTGGATCCTATCCGGTTTGTCGTTTGCGGCACGAAGGTACTGGCGTTATGGGTAGTCCACCCCTTTGAGGCCTTTCGAGGCTGCAGGGGTGAAGAACTGCTTGAAGCGTACCCCCCCCTGCTGGGCGTCGAACTCGGGGTGTAATCCGCCATTGACCCCTCGTTATTTCCTGCCTGCTTCCGCTCTGCGGCATAGGCTTTTCGCATTGATACAAATGCTTTTTTGTCGCTCTTGTTCAGCGTTGCAGTTTTATCATTTCCTCCCAACAATACATTCTTGCCATTCTGACCCTTAATTGCCTTTTTGGACGGTACATAATATTCTCCATCAGGTCCACTTCGTTTCCAGTATTTTAGACGTGTCGCTACGTTTTCGAGTGTCTGATTTGATACTACCTTACCACTTCGACCTATATATTTTTTTCCGTTAAGAAAGTTTCTATACCTCTTTGCATTTATTGGATGTAATTTCTTATTTTTGACGGCTCTTTCTATTTTGCTTCTGAAGGTGAGAGTTACAGTGTTCTCGGCGGCACTCATCGCTTTTGTCCTTCCGATGCCGACGGCCGGCCGGTTACCTTTATTAGCCGCAGTCTTTTTAGCCGCACCGTTATTAGCCGCACCGTTATTAGCCGCAGCGTTATTAGCCGCACCGTTATTAGCCGCAGCGTTATTAGCCGCAGTCTTTTTAGCCGCACCGTTATTAGCCGCAGTCTTTTTAGCCGCACCGTTATTAGCCGCAGTCTTTTTAGCCGCACCGTTATTAGCCGCAGCCTTCTTGACTTTCTCAACAGCATTCTTCCATCGGCTTTGTGCTGTGATTTTCGCAGCCTTCTTAGCCACAAGTTTATTTAATTCACCTTTAATTCTATTATTAGCTGTACCATTCTTCAAATATGTTTCAATCAACTTCTGTTTCTCGCGTGGCCAGGTATTGCTTCCTAATTTATCATTGTAACTATGCACGAGTTCCTTAACCTTCTTTTCTCTCCGCCCCCGATTTATTTCTTTTTGTATCCTAGCAGTCTTATTAGCCGCAGCCTTATTAGCGGCACGGGCGCCACCAGCAATAGTAAACATGGACCTGATCGGAGTTTTGGGTTGTGCTGGTGATGGAGGTGGTGCAACGGTACCCCCTTTCGGTTTATTATTGTTATTATTATTGCTCGCAGTTACAGCTGCTGGTGGTGCAGGTGATGAAGGTGGTGCAATGGTACCCCCTTTCGGTTTATTGGTATTATTGCTCGCAGTTACAGCTGCTGGTGGTACAGTTGGATTATTTTGGTTTTCAAGATTTTTTAAACTTTTCTTCGCGGCGGCGAGTTCCGTTCGAACATTAGAAAGCTCTCCCTGTATTTTATTACGATTCCTTTGCATATTTTCCAACTTCTTTTGTGACTGGTTTAATTGAGACGTATTTGTAGGTTTTGTTCCGTTATTACTCGATGTATTAACCTTCTGTTGTAATTCCTTGACTTCTTGAGTAATACGTTGAATCTCACTTTCTTTTGTAGTTAAATTTTTCTGTAAAACGTTTAGGTTCGTTTTACGGTTACTGAGTTCCTTTTTATACTTTTCCGAAGACACTGCCATTTTCTTCGCAGCTATTAACGCTTCGCCCGATACAAGTTTCATCTGATTCATCTTGATTTTTGAGCTACGTCGTAAATGTTCGTAATTACCTTGAATATTATTCGCACGTTGTGCGTTTATATTGGCGTTTAATTGAACTCTTCGTTTCTCCTTGCGAGAACGGTTTTCGGATACTTGAGCCCTTCGGGTATTATTTTCGGCTCGAAACTTATTCCTCTGCTCTAGACGTAACTTATTCTCAACTACGTTAAACTGTCGTTTCTTACGTCGCCCGTTTATGATTCTCGCTTCACTCAAGTGTCTCTGTGCAGCTAGTTTTGTATTCTGAACACGTTTATTTGCGTTTTGTTGAATACTCTGAATTCTGTTACGGTTATTCGATGTTCTACCGTTATTCTGACCACTCGGTCTGTTAGAATTAGAAGACTTGCTAAAAAACCCCCCACCCATCGCACGCTTTGCGCGTTCTTTTTGGCGTCGACGAGTTACCATATTACGAAGTTTATTATTCGTCATCGGAGAAAACTTATTATCACCGTTTCGGTTTCGATTCTGGTTGTTATCACCGTTTCGGTTTCGATTCTGGTTGTTATCACCGTTTCGGTTTCGATTCTGGTTGTTATCACCGTTTCGGTTTCGATTCTGATTTTCGCGGTTATTATTTATGTTTAAATTACGTGGCGAATTATTGAACTGCATTTTCGATATAACACGCGAACCCGGTAATAAAATGGGTTCTCGTATTTTAAGGCTCATGAGACGTCGCCCTATACCATGTTTGAGTTCAACTATGGGTTTCTTTAAATCTACAAGACCGATTTTTTTAGCGATTCTTTTTACGACGCGTGATGTTACGTTCGATTTATACAGACTTTCATAATCTCGGCGAGTGAGAGGTGATTTGGGATCTAACAAGTATCTCTTATCACGTGTGAGAACCAGAGGTGGGAGTGGTAAATTACCTTTCGCGATATCAATAGAAATTTCACACATACGTTCCTTAGAAATATTTAAATCGCGGCCTGTGTGTATTTTGAGCATCTTCCTGATATTTTTTGTCTTAACATCGGGATCACATGCATCCATCTTGTTATATCTGGATAAAATAAATATAACAGATGGGATTTACAATTGGTTGTAACCTAGTATAAACATACGCAATTTATCTTCGTATGACAAATTAAAATTAAATATATTATAGTCCCCTGTCGAAACTAACACCGTTTTACATAAATTAGATGTATCTATATTTTCACGCAAACTTATTACACGGCCTAACATAGATGTTATGAATTCACTAAACGAACTTATATTATCTATGTATCGATCTTTTATAAATAATTTCAATGTTAAAATTTTATCACGGGATTTACCTAAAAACGGTGTTATTGGAACATCTTCCTGTGTACCCCCGTCTAGATATATATGACCGTTATATGGCTTAACTGATCCTAAGAAAGGTATAGAAATACTCATACACACGGCGTCTAATACATACATATTTGGATGTGTATCTACCGAAAAATATTCCGTTTTACCTCTATTTAAATTATATGCAGATACGTATAATTTCTTTTTTAATTCGTTAAATTTTGGATTACAATCATACATTTCTACAAGAGCTTCGCGTACAGTATCACTATCAATAAGTCCGTAATTCTTTAAAAACGAACGTATTTTATATTTGGATAGATTTTTGATATCTATTTTTAAGAGTTTATCAAATGCATCATCCAGTGGAATTTCTAAGGCTAAAAATAAACCTAATAAAGCACCAGCTGATGAACCAGAAATCTCTGATATATTTTTTAAAATATGTTCAAATTGTTTTAAACGTCCCATAAAGGCAAATAAACCCATAGATGATGGACCGATAACAAGGTATTCCATGTTCTGTCACTTAATAGAACTGAGGAAATTGCTTTCGTAAAATAGCGAAGACAAGCGCGTAAACAATAGTGTGAACGATAATGGCGGACTGGGAAGTCTTACCAGACATAAACTGACCTGGAGGAATTGTGAGTAACAAACCTGGGCTCAAAGCCATGAAAAGAGAAGTCGCAACAAGTAGATCGTTCTGAGTCAATACAAGACCCATACATTTAGCGATCATGGAGTACGCTAAAAAGAATACAAGACCATGAAAAAATACAGAACTTGTGTCTGTACCAGTCTTGAAGCTTAATTTCATACCATTGGTTTTGAGTAACATACCGGGACTGAGAGCTAAGAAAAGAATAGAAGGGATGGCCACCTTCTGAGAAGTGATATTAGGAGCGAGCATTTAATATATACACATAATATTTTTTGTGTACTGTACAAAGTTATTAAACGACGCATCGCGCATTATTTCAACCCGAAATCCACCCACGTTGACAAATCGTTTAATCGTTTTCCATATATGTATAAGACGCTCCTCGTACCAAAGTGTCTGTTCTTCATACTCCCAATTGATACGCGGAATTTCTTCATGCTCGATGTAACAAAACTCGACAAAATCACAAAATTTACCTGAATGCTCTATGTGAGCATCGTAAAGTAAGGTACGTAACATATTCCACATGAAATGAAGTTCGTCGGAAAATTCAATTTCCCAATCTTCGACGGTCTGTTCATAAAGGTCTTCGTTGAATTCATCGTCACTTTCAATTTCGACATCATACCCCGCGTTCGCTTCGAAAACGTATTGATTCCAAACCATTATTCAGTTTTTTTTGTTTTTGTTCCGGTAACGGATATAGTTTGTGTTTCTTTTGTTGGTAAACTGTCGACTATTACCTTTAAGACAGTTTCTACTTGTTCTTCGTTTCCTTCGAAAAAGACGCTAAGTCCTTCTTTGATCGTGTCTTTATTAAGACCAACTTTGCGTACACTCTTTTTCACGGTGATTTTACCAGTTTTGGTATTGATCACGTCGAGTCCGTTATCCATCATTAATTTTTTGATGTGTAACTTAAGTGCTTTTTCTGCTTGTGAGAGAACTTTGATATCCGATCTAGCTTCTTTAATCTGCTGGTTAAGATCAACCAGTTTAGAGACGCTGCTGGTTAGATCATCTGCTACAATATTAGACATATAGGAATATTGGGGTAGTTACCTTTAAGTATTTAAATAAGGGGGCGTTGCATTGTGTCTGCACTAATTGTGGAGTTGTTCCAAGTAAAAGCTTGTTTAGGGTTGGCCGGTTCAGCGCGTATAGAATGGTTCGCGTTGCGAAGGGCTCCGCCGGTGGTTTCTGGAATACCTACCTGACCACGAGGATCAAGGAAGTTTTGTCCCGCTAAGATATCTTCGGGAGCGAATTCACCGAATTGTTCCTGGGAAGCTACGTCGCGTGGAAGAAGGGAAGATGCAAGCCCTGTACCTGCCTTCATTTCACATCCAGCTGCACCAGTTTCCTGAGGAGATTTGGACGGAGAAACATCTGCAAAAGAATTGGTTTTCATAGAGTATCGAGAAGTGGGACTTACGCGAGTAGAAGTACGTTTAAGAAATACAATAATAGCAACACCGAGAATAAAGGCAAATAATATGCGACCATATGGTACTCGGTTAATGTGCTTAAGTAAAGTCATCGTTTATATACTGTTAACAAATTTTTTTATTCGTCATCTTCAAACATATAATCTTCGGGATAGGTTTCATCGAAATTTTCCTGTGCATCACAAGATTCTTGGTCACAGGTCTTCACCTGTACAACATTCCACGCTGGACCAAAAGCCTTTTTAGCGAACCAAAGTCCTTCGAACTCAAGAATCACTGAGCACATCATATCACTCTGAAGCACGTTGCTTTCGATCGGAACTCTATCGGCACCGAAGAATTTAGTCTGCTCGATGCGGTCTGCTGTGATTGTCTCGTCTCGAATATAAGACGAACGGATAGTTTTTTCAGAAATCTTCTTTCCAAACCAAGCTTCTGCATTTTCGACGGCGTGTGCAATGTTCATGTCGTGAAGAGTGTCGATAGATTCAGACGCGTCTACGTCAAACGTCATATCATCATCAGTAAGATCAACAATCTTGGAACCATCTACACGTACAAAGTAACGCTTTCGATCATCCGTGTATGCACGTACGTGATAAAGACCATCTTCACCCTTAATAGGAATACTGTAAATCATTTGTATATGATATACATTTCATTTCTTTAAACCAATAAAAGGTATTGCTGCTGAGCGTTGTAAGAGTGGTTTAGGTACCCATCCATCTCGTCTTGGTTTAAACCCGTACAATGTCGCCTGTGTATTTAAGTTTTTAGGAAATGGTTTTTGATTCATAGGACGCAAGGCGAATTCATTTTTTACATACGCGTTTGTATTATTCTTTTTCCATTTAAGCGTTTTTAAATTAAATCTCTGATTACCATTGGATCTATTGTACCCTTCTATATTATTGTTATTTGTTATAGGATTTAGACCATATACTATATTTTTAGTTAATCGCTGTTTTGAAGGTTCTGTGGTAAATTTGGCGTATCTATTCGGATTTACACGCGTAGCTTTTTTCATATTTATACCACGAGTCTTTGCGATTTTAGTGACATATCTAGGTCTTAACTTTGTTTTGATGCGTTTAAAAATACTTTCCATCGAATCTGTCGATTTTATTCGTTTATCAAAGAGTTGTGCTAATCTAAATAACCGTTGTCGATCTTTCTCCTTTTTCTCTGGTCTAAGTTTTAAAGTGTGCATGAGATATATATCATCAATTAAAAATTCCTTACTCGCGACGAGCACCTTTTTGTTAATAATCATTTTGTTCGTGACAACGTTTCTGTACGTGATTCCCCGCCTGAGAGTTCGAGCAACATCGTATCCAAATTCACGAGGTCTCATGAACGGGATATCTAATAAACCACCCAACGTGATATCCTTGATTTTGCCATCTTCGGGTGAAAAATATCTAATATTTAAATCTAATGCAAATAATTCTACGTCAATAAACACATCACCTTTGGTTGGTTTATTATTTTTTCGACCCTTTTTCTTTTTTATGAGTGTGTATCTACGTGTAACATACGGACCATTTTTCTTAAACCCGATACCCAAAAACTTGATAACCTTTTTATCCATACCCAATACTCGATTCTTAATTCGAGTGTTTAATTTTTGTGCAATTTGACCAAGTTTGTCCCATAATATAAGTTTTACAGCTTGCAATTTACCAAAATATTTAGTATCATAGGGTATTTTAGTTACAAATTTTGCATCTATGTCACTCGTTACAATTCGGTTGTCATACGGCATGTAGAGATTAAACGCTTCACCTCCACTGACAATCAAATCTCCCATATTTTTCATATATTCGCTTATCTCTCCTATCGTAGATAATATGATATCACGTGTCATGTCTGTAACACACGCATATACAAATTTATCAAAAGATTTACTGGAAAACTTTTCCTTAGCCCGCTTTCTAAATTTTCCCAAATCTCGTGCTTCGTTCCTGGTAAAATATTTTTTCATCTTTTCATCCTTAAACAGTAAGTTTTCGTATAAATATTTATCGATGAGAGATTTCGAATAGAGTTTACCATCCATTAATATACATGAACATTTTTTACACAAACATACTTAAAGGGTTGAGACCTATGTAAAGTACAATGTCTACTGAATCCACCTGCTGTGTTACCGAGATTACCGCGCTTCGTAATGAACTTAAGTCGCTTACTAAACTTGTACGAAAGATCAAGGCCAAGCTTGACGATCCCAACGGAGAGAAGTCCGCTAAGCGTGCCAAGAATAACGGTTTTAACCGCGAGCAAAAAATTTCTGAGGAACTCCGCATTTTCCTTGGTCTTCCTGTGGGTCAACTTGTTTCGAGGAGTACTGTGACTCGCTCTATTAACGAGTACGTAAAGGCTAACGGGCTCAAGCATCCCGATAACGGACGAATCCTCGTACTAGACGATAAGCTTCGAAATCTTCTTAAGCCTCCACCCGAGACACAGGTTACTTTCTTGAACCTGCAAAAGTTTCTCAGCCCTCATTACACGAAGGTTGAGGTTTAAATCCTATTTAAAAAATAAAATATACCTAAAAATATGAACATAGACAAAGTTTCAATTGAAAACCTTGTTGGTACAAAAATATCAAACTTAGATTTGTACCATCGAGCTTTTATACATAAATCTGCTTTGAAAGAAGATGAAACATTACAAGGGTCTTTTGAAACGTTAGAATTTATAGGCGATTCCGTACTCGGATTTGTCATAACGAAGTTTCTTTATGACAAATACGAAAATAAACAAGAAGGTTTTTTAACAAAAGCTCGCACAAAACTTGTACGCGGAGAAACTCTGGCAAGTATAGCATCTAAGTTAGAATTGCATAAATGGATTCGTATGGATGAAAAGGGTATGCGAAATCAATGGAATCATAATCCAAAGATTTTAGAAGACGTTTTCGAAGCGATTGTGGGAGCTATATATATGGATATGGGTTTACTACATGCGAAAGAATTCATCCTTCGAATCTACAACAACCCAGAATATGTTAATCTACACTCCATAATGGTAGATGATAATTATAAGGATCACTTAATGAGATACTGTCAATCTAATAGTTTGGAATTACCTGTATATTCAATAAGCAGTCACGAAAACGGTGTATTTGGGATAAATGTTTTTGTTGGGGGTGTATGTTTAGGTTACGGATTTGCAAAAAACAAAAAACAGGCGGAACAAAATGCAGCGAAAGCGTTTTTTTATCCACCTAAGTTATCTTATCCTCAATACAATTATTAACTAATGGGAAGACTCGAAAAGGATTCTTTTGATTTCAAGTTCAATAAACGTGTGACCAAGAACGATAAAAAATCTAAAAAGTCTATTTATTCGAGTAAACATATTAGATTGGTGCTTAAACATTTAGAGGGTACAATTAATAATGCACGAGAAAGTGAAAGTGTTGATCGAGAGAGAGTATGCTGCCCAGAAATCAGAGGAATGGCTCAATCTCAGAAAAAATATGCTCACGGCAAGTGACGCAGCTACTGCTATCGGTAAAAATAAATACGATACACCTGCAGGACTTCTCTTAAAAAAATGTGGTCTCGGTGAAAAATTTACCGGAAATGCAGCTACTCGACACGGTGAACTTTATGAAGACGAAGCACGTATCTTGTACGAAGAACGCCATAACGAAGTTGTTCACGAAATAGGTCTTTGTCCACACCCAATACATAAATGGCTCGGTGGAAGTCCTGACGGGGTTTCTGAAAGTGGGAAACTTGTAGAGATCAAATGCCCTCCACAAAGAGCTATAATTCCCGGCGAAGTACCTTAACATTACATGCCACAGCTTCAACTTTGCATGGAAATTTTAGATCTAGACGAAGCGGACTTTATCCAATACAAACCCGCAGCTACAAATTGGCCTAAGCCAGAGGAATTTGACGTGGTTAACGTAAAGAGAGACCCTGAGTGGTGGAAAACATATCTCCCGGTGATGAAAGAATTTTGGGATAAAGTTATTTATTACAGAGACCACATTGACGAACTTCCTAAACCAAAAGAGAAAAGAAAACGTATATTAAAAGAGAAAATCCATACTTGTGAAGTGGTAACTGACCCGGACGATAATTATCAGAGTAATTAATATGAATAACCGCGTGCAAAGAGTTGCGCGAGTTGGTACAATTATACAAAAACGTACAAATAGATTAATTAAATCAAATAGACCGGTACGGGTTAGTAAAGTAATACCATACGTAGTAGACTTTGTTAATACAAAAGATACATCTATACAATACATACAAACACTCACCCAAACATTGATCGAGACAGAAGCGACACTTTTGTTATTTTACGTATTGATGGCTTCATATTCTCTAAAATGTTATAAACAACCTAAGTCAATCGACCACGAATGAAAATTCATCAATATAACTAACATGGACAAGTATACTCTCAACGGCACTTTACACAATCCTTATCAGGTTGACGGAGTAAAATGGATGTGTGGAATGGAATGTCAAAAAGATGGACCGAAAGGTGGATTTTTATGCGATGATATGGGAATCGGTAAAACGATACAGACCATTTGCACGATTCTCAAAAATCCAAAACCACACACTCTCATCGTCGTACCAAAGACAATTGTTACTCAATGGAGTACAGAGATTTCAAAATTTGCACCAGGTCTCTCTACTCTTATTTATGACGGTCCCAATAGGACACTAAATTACGAAGATCTCGAAAAGGTTGATATTGTACTCAGCCCTTACAGTCTTGTATACAACCGAAACACGGTTTTACATAAGATTAAATGGGATCGTGTCGTATTGGACGAAGCACACGAAATTCGCAATCGCAATTCCCAAACGTTCAAAGCTGTATACAAATTGAATTCAGAAATTCGGTGGATTGTAACTGGTACACCTGTATTTAATTCAATGGAAGACTTTGTATCTTTGTGTATGTTTCTTGGATTTTCTAGAGAAATTGTTCAGGCGATGTCAAAAGAAATCAAAAACATTTACATTCTCAGACGCACAAAATCTGATCATATCAAGAAACTACCGACGTGTCACTTTGAAAATGTCGAACTTGAAATGTATGAGGATGAACGGTGTATATATGAACAAGCTTTTCTAGAAGCTCAAGAATTTATACGCGATTTGAAAAATGTCACAATCTCGATTGGTTCAAGATCTATGCAAATTTTGGAATGTCTTTTACGAGTGCGACAGGTGATGACATGGCCTCAGATTTATCTTGACGGAGTTACTAAAAAACATGGCGTCGAACGAATCTTATGGAAATCTAGTACAAAAAAGATTGATACACTAGTGTCAGACATTTCGCAACACCCAAACGAAAAAAGTGTGATATTTTGTCAGTTCAGGGGGGAAATGGATCACTTGGAAAATATTTTCAGGGGGCGTGTATACAGAGTCGATGGTATGGTTGAAAAGGATGAGCGTCATGCTCGTCTCGAAGCATTTAAAAATGCGTCAGGTAATCACATTCTCATCCTACAAATTAAATGTGGTGGAGTCGGGCTGAATATTCAATGCGCGAATCGAGTATATATAATGGCTCCATCGTGGAATCCTTCAACAGAACTACAGGCCATCGGTAGATGTCATCGAACGGGACAAGACAGGGAAGTGTACGTGAAAAAATATGTGTACACAGATTTACAATCTGTAAAAAGTATTGATTTGGCGATGATGGCTTTACAGGGCCATAAAGCCTCTGTGTGCGCAGAAGTTCTTAATGATGAACGGGTTAAATACCAAATCCCTGTAAAATATGAAAAATCAATTGACGCCATCAGAAAAATTTTCCGGTGATATAGTATAACAAAATGTATGCAGTAGCGGAAGGTTCCCGTGCCGAAGTTTTTCATGGCACCGCCAAGCACACCGCGGGTGGTCTCGTAAAGAAAGATTTACTACAGGATAAATATGGTAATATTAAAAGTAAGGTTGCCGTCGCTGCTGCCAAGAAGCGCATGAAGAAGGAGGGTGCTAAGTCTATGGTTAAGGTTTTCAAACCTAAGAAAGGTGACTTCACACTCGCTCCTAAAAAAGGTACTAAGAAATATAAGACTCTCATAAAAAAAATGAAGTAAATAGTAAAGGATGACACTTGCTAAGTGGGATGAAGCTGTCCGCGTAGCAAAGATCAGGCTGAAGTTAGACCCAAATGATTTTAGTGTTATTAAAGGTAAACTTCTAAAAGAAGCTCAAGTTATATATAAAATTTTATTAAATGATAATTAGTTATAGTTATAGTACAAATTGAAACCCCTTAAGTTGTTGTGGTTCATGCACAATAAGTTGATGTAATTTCCACGTGATACCAAATTGTTTATTTAGAAAATATACACTACTCATCTCAACCATTCCCACACCAGAGTTACGCGCGTATAATTTATCTTTGAGTTCGTCTTTGAGGTGTTGTCTTTCGCTATTAAATACACCCGTTTTCAACGTATTGTCACCCGATACGTCAACTTTCACACGAAATTTAGGTTCCCTGTCGGGTGAATGTTTAAGATTTGAATTAAATATAGATTTAAGATATTCAATATCCATTTTTTTACCAAAAATAGCTTCACTTTGTTTAGCTACAGCTGCAATAATCTTATCTTCAATTTTCAAAATAGTTTCGTAAAAAAGTTTCACATAATTACCCTCTTCATCATACCCTTTTAATGAAAAGTCGATACTCCATTTGGTATTACCGACTGCGGGTGTAAACCCACCTATACCGAAAGGCATATACATACGCGGCATTTGAAATTTCACTGGTTTACCTTCCTCTGTACTCAATGAAATCTTACGTCCGTCGTATTCTAAAATATCGATTGTGTCGAGTACGGTTGTAAATTTAACCATGTGATTATTTATACAATTAAAACTTTAAGCTGAACATGCCGAACATTCAGCTTCTAAACTGTATTGGATAGGTCGCGCCTTCGCTTTACTTCGTAAATAATACATACCCGTTTTCAACCCTTGTTTCCAGGAATACAAATGCATAGACGAAAGTTTTGACAATGTTGGATTTTCAACAAATAAGTTCATACTCTGACTTTGATCTACGTATACACCTCTATCAGCTGCCATGTCTATAATAACTTTCTGACTAATTTCCCATACAGTTTTATATATGTTCTTAATAAAATCGGGTATATCTGTAATATTTTGAATAGATCCACCGGCTTTTATCATAAGATCTTTCATATCTTTTGACCATAAACCTATCCCCTGTAAAGCTTTTACGAGGTGTTTATTTACCACGACAAATTCACCCGCCAGTGTTCGTCTAAGATATATATTCGTAGTATACGGTTCAAAGCATTCATTATTACCTAAAATTTGTGATGTACTTGCAGTAGGCATAGGTGCTAGAAGTAAACTGTTCGCGACACCTTTTTTAACACGCCTGCGCATATCATTCCAATCATATAAACCACTATGCATTGGTTCTCTGTCCCACATATCAAACTGTAGAATACCTTTACTTATAGGACTACCTTCAAACGATTCATAAGTTCCCCGTTCTTCTGCAACTTCACAACTTGCTTCGAGTGCGCCATGATACATGGTTTCAAAAATATACGAATTCATTTTTCGAGATTCTTCATCTCCGAATGCAATGTTACACATTATAAACGCATCTGCGAGCCCCTGTACACCTATACCAATGGGTCGATGCTTAAAATTCGAACGCTTTGCATTTTCTGTTGGGTAAAAATTTCTATCAATGACTTTATTAAGGTTGCGAGTAATTAGTTTGGTTATAGCGTGTAGTTTTTTATAATTAAATGTTTTAGTTTTTATATCCACACAACAGGGTAATGATATAGATGCTAAATTGCATACAGCGGTTTCATCTTTATTCGAATATTCGATAATTTCACTGCACAAATTAGATGACTTAATAGTACCGAGATTCTTTTGATTCGATTTTCGGTTACAAGAATCTTTATACAACATATAAGGTGTACCTGTCTCACTTTGCGACTTAATTATAGATTTCCATACTTCTGCGGCTGGTAAAACTCGACTGGCGATTCCGTTCATTTCATATTTAAGATACAATTCTTCAAATTCGTCTCCGTATACATCAGAGAGACCCGGAGCTTTATCGGGGCAAAAAAGCGACCAATTACCCCCTTCTTCTACACGTTTCATAAACAAATCGGGGATCCAAAGAGCGGAAAAAAGATCTCTACATCTGGATTCTTCATCACCTTGATTGAGACGCAACTCTAAAAATTCCATAACATCGGCGTGCCAAGGTTCAATATACAAAGCAAATGACCCCTTTCTGCGACCAGCTTGATTAACGTATCTTGCAGTTGCATTAAATACACGTAGCATGGGAATAATACCATCACTTTTTCCATTGGTCCCCCTTATGACCGAGTTATTAGATCTTATATCGTGAATATGAAGACCTATACCTCCGGCCCATTTCGATATTTGCGCACATTCCTTGAGTGTGTCGAAGATTCCGTCTATAGAATCTTCTTTACTAGCAGCAAGGAAACAAGATGACATCTGCGGACGATGGGTACCCGCATTAAAAAGGGTCGGTGTGGCATGAATAAAATAACCCAATGACATGGCATCGTATGTTTTAACTATAGATTCTATATCATTCCCATGAATACCTATAGAAACGCGCATTAAGAGGTATTGGGGTGTTTCTATTACATTTCCTTTTACACGCTGTAGATATCCCTTTTCTAATGTCTTAATTCCAAAATAACCGAAGTCAAAATCGCGTTCCGGAGCTATATAAGTATTCACTAAGAATGAAACATCTTTTACTTCTTCTGTAACTATACCGGCGTTATATAATTTTGTCATGGCTTCGTAGAAACTTTTAGGAGCCGTTTTTTGGATATTACTAGCTATGATTCGAGTTGCTAAGATTTCATAATCTGGGTCGGATGTAATCATTCCTATACATATTTCTGCTGAAAGTGTATCTATTTCATGAGTCATAATATTATCATACATAGATGAGAATACTTGCTTTGCGACGAGGGATGCATCTACGTTATCAGATAACTCGTATCGTAGTTTTGAGATTCTGTTGGTGACCTTATCAAATTTTACGTCTTCAACAAAACCGGAACGTTTAATGACTTTCATAATGTTAGTATTACTAGTTTATTTTTTAATTACATTTGAAATCTTCACTTCGAATAGGAACGGGGCCGACAGTCTCAGCATACCTGTTGGGTTGTAAGTAACTGGTATTTACAAAAAAGGGTCCAGTTTGACCGGGTTTAGATACGGGGGGGTAAGAAGCCACAAAACAATTTGGGGCTGTGCATGTAGGTGTAGGTTGATCACAAGCAGGTGTACTGTACGCTTCGTCGAAATCAGCACCTGTTATCATTTATACTTTACACACAGTTTTTTTCCTGGGTTATACTAAATGTGTGACAACATTCGTCTGAATTCAATTAAACAAACACCGACTCCCCTCAACACGTTATTTTTTTCCGATTTCAATCTTAATTTAATTCAGAAAGCTGTTCGACAGTCTTTCAAAAATATATCGGGTGTTGCAATCGATCACCAAAATCCGAATGATATGTTCGCTATCATGAGAGTTGTCTATATAAATAATGCAAGCAACCAACACGATAATATAAAGGAGCAGGTAAAATTCATGAACGGAATAGTTATACAAACTGCGCTATCCCAAGTTCAATCAGGTGTAGCTCAATATATGAATTATATTCGAGATATAGATACATTGGTTGTACCGCCTAAACCGCCACAAAATACGAGTACGTTTGGATTAAAAATGGATAAGAATGATAAGATTGGTATTTAAAGTTTATACACTAAATGATATTAAGATGAATTCGTTAAACTATTATAAATCGGAAACAGAAAAAATTTGTAAATCCAAAGGATGGGATAGAGCAGAAATCAATACGGTATGGTTACTCTTATCCGAGGAATTCGGAGAACTTGCTTCAGCTATACGACAGTCAAAAAAAACATTCAAAAAAATGAATATCAAAAAGGATAAGGGGGTCGATATTATGATGGAAATGGGAGATGTTTTTAGTTATTTATTTCAACTCGCACACATGTTAAATGTCGATTTAGATAAAATGTGGACGGAACATGGCAAAAAAATGACTCATAAAAAATATATCCCGTCATAATAAAGATGAGTACACACATGCTCGCCGATAATAATGCAATCAATAAAATAAACCCATTTATTCAACGTGATATTTCTTTACCAGGTACTATAGGTCAAAAACGAGATTTTAAAGAGTATGTTTCTCCGATCGAAAAAGATGCAGAGCTTTTTAATGATAATACGTTTATATGTAAACATGGCATTACATCAGGAGATAAAGTGATTGATACATGTCGGCCATCTTCTCAGACGTGCCCTCTATCTAGACCTCTCATACCAGGAAGAAGTATAGATTTAGGAGAAGGAAATTTGGGCGAAAACCGAGTATATACTTATGTGAGTCCGTACAAAATAAAACGTAAATATAACACTTCCGAACATTATCTTTTGATAATTATATTGGTAGTTCTGCTTCTATCACTTTTAAAACGGTGAATAGACTATCCATCCGTTCTTCGCTCCTACAAGCCTTTATCACATCAGTGAACGTATATGCGCATATTTCATAAACAAGATTTCTCTGCCATTTACGTTTTTTGTTTATAATCGGGGGTACAAACGAAGAATCTATAATTTTAATAGAATTCATGATCCGTAGTAGAGAATTGATGTTATTGTTAATACATAATACATTTTCTAGCACCACTTCTACCATGTGACGTCGCACTTCTAGATTTTTTTCTATCATATTGTTTAAAAATTCATCATAACGAAATTGGCGTCCTTCGACGCGAAGTTCCTTCCACCCATGTAGAGGTCTAGTTTCAAATAACACAGGAATTACGGTATATTTATCGTCATTGGTGTATTTAATATACTTAACCTCAATACACGGAATCCCAGTAGAGTTTATAAACGCGCGCGCTTCTTTAAGAAATGAAGGCATATTTTGAATCTGGTTTATATTCCAATTTCTTCTCTAAATCCTTTAATTGCTCAATCTTTTTAATTTCAATACCTTTACATTCATGTTTTTCAAGTTTTAAACATTTAATACAAAATTCTCCACTACAATATTTACATTTAAAAGGTACCCCACATTTCTTCTTGCAGTTTTGGCATGGCATTCTATAATATCACTTTATTTTTTTAAACCTAAGTCGATTCTTTATACTTTGAAATTCAAGATAATGTTCTCTTCTATAGCGAACAATACATTTTCATATTTACTCACACAAGATGAGTTTAGAAAATCATACCCTGAAAGTATACGTGCATCTCGTATTAAGTTAACTACTATAACTATGATTTCAGCTTTTTCAAAACCTATCGATGTACACAGAATACGAAAGGTTTTCGAAGAAGTGAAAGATATAAATTTACACAGGGGAAATTCTAGAGACAATAAACCAATCACATGGTATTTAAAGCCTACCACGTTTTACAATCAGATCACATTAACATACGACGATGGACATAGCACGAAATCTATTAAGATTTTTCCAAATGGTAGTATTCAGGTAGCTGGATGCGAAGATTTATTTAACTGTACATATATCATTTCGGGTCTTGTATATATATTACAGCAATTTGATAAAGATATTGTACCACCGGCGGAAACGTTCCGTGTTGTCATGATAAACAGTAATTTCAGTTTAAACTATAACATAAATTTGATGAAAACAACTGAACACTTTGAAAAGGTATCCGACGTATTCAAAGTTTCCTTTGAACCCGATCGATATTAGGCTGTGAAAGTAAAATTTAAACCGGCGGAGGATATGAAAGAAATAACGACTAGTATTTTTGGTACTGGTAAAATTATTATTACAGGGGCGGAAACATTGAAGGAAATTGTATTCGCATACAATATAATCAATCAGCATATTAACAACTGCCCAAATATCAGGGTGTCAAAAGTAGAAACAAATGACACATTTGATGAATATTTTGGTTATAAGATTGATGATATTATTCATAAGATTAATTCGATGGGATTTGAGAGTTGGACGAATACGATAACGAATAGACAAATTAATTTCTAATTGTAATATAAATGTCACAGCGATTAGGTATGGCAGATGGCAGGTGTCACACTATCAACAACTCGTCTAAATTATACGACAACTTCATAAAAACACAGCACGGTATCAAATTCGAAGATAATTATTCTTTCCGTAAACTTCTTCAAGATAAAGGCCCCGAAGTATATGTAGTTCCCCCGCCCAAGAAGGATGGTACACCTTGTGGATTGTGTGATACCACAATGAATTTATCTAAAATTAACTGAGTAAAAATATTAAAATTAAACTCATAACGATTGTATGGGCGATAACGCAGATGGCACAACATGTGCAATATGTCTCAATCCAGTGAGAGAAACGAGACACAATAAACCACTAAGATGCGGTCACTTGTTTCACTCTCACTGTATAGAGAATTGGAAATCTAAAGGTAAACAGACATGTCCCGTATGTAGAAAGATCTTCGATGGTGGAAGTTTTAAAGTTACCCTCACTATAGAAAATCTTATACATAGTAGAACCGATACTAGAGAATTAGCAGATGAATTTGTATTCGATACATTGGATGCATTTTTTAATATAGAAGATGTATCAGAACTTGGAAGTTTACTTGCCGACTTTGGGGTGAGTATGTCCAACCTTGATCCCCTTGTTCTTAACACAGAATGAACTACAATATTTATTATAATTTATTCCTTCATATTTTCTAGAAATCCTTCTCGGATCTGTAATTAATTTGCCTCGAGCACCAGTGACCAATGGCCCAGTTGCCCATCCACGTTTATGACTAAAAAAATTGGCTTTAAACGTGATTATTTTACCCGGAATTAACACAGGCGCACATCTCTTAATACGTATCACTGGAATCTTGAAAAACGATGCTATACTTGTGTGTGTATCACCCTTTTTCACTCTATAGTCAGTTTTACTATGTTGTTTATAGAAATGGAAATCACCGTGACACATATAATCATTTCTTTTGCATGTAGCTACAAATAACATAACTTTGTAATAAGAAGGTTTACATTTAGTACCACCTTTTACCATATAGACCATTTTAGGATTGTCGGCGACGACCATTTTTGGTAATTTACCACAGTTTAAGTACTTACCAGAATTTGTCACGTTCGCTCGTTCACCAGGCTGACTCTTCCAGTTTCTATATTTTTGAAAATCGTGTACCGCATATGCATAACAATTATTGTTATTTTTACCAACTTTTCCACCCCATTTTCGTTTTGTAAACTTGTGTTCCGATCCACTCGTAGGGGGGGATTTTACCATTACAATACACTAGAAAAAAAATATATGTACATAATAAATGTTAAAGGATATCGTAAAAGCCAGGGACAACAGGGAAGCTGTTGTAGAAGTATTGATGTTTGTTTTATCGGTACTTATTACCACGTTTGTTCTGCGTTTTACATGGAACAATTCTCTTAGCAAACATATAACTGTCATTAAACCTATCAAATCATTCCTTGACGCACTCCTTCTTTCTATATCTATTTCGGTATTCAGGGGTATTTAAACTTCTTTATACCCGACAACCCGTTCACCTGAAGAATGAATCATTGTGGGAAATCCTTCTACATCAGGGCATTCTCCTTCATCACAATCAACAAATGTAAAAGATTTACCACTTTGTTTCATGTAATCGAGCTGTTTACGAGTCCACCCACACCCCATGGTTCCGTAAATAGTCCATTCACTCTTCACATCTGATTCGACTTGAACGTGTACAGGTGATCCAACAGTTGCACGAAATGCGTTTTTATGTTCCATATTTGTAAATAGATAGGCGTTAACGGCTGATAAAATAGCAATCGCGATCATAGTTTATATATACTGTATATTTTATTTCTGAATCTAATATAACATGAACAACAACAATAATCAAAAAATTTTGAACCAGTTCAATGAGATAACAAAGAGTGGTAAAAACTCAAAAATTCTCTGTCGACCCTCTAAATTCATGAAGACCACAAATAAGATAGGAAAGGGTGAATATGGAACCGTTTTTCGAGGTAAATTATCAAATAAATCCAATAAATACATCGTCTATAAAGTTTTGGATTATGACAAATTTAGGCGAGCTAACGGAAAATCATATGATACAGAGGATCTCGCCAACGTAGAATTTCATGTATCTAGAAAATTAATAGAAGGGGGAATAAAAAACGTACCAAAAGTTTATAAAATACGTGGATGCAACGAAGGTAACGGAAATAATACTGCGACTGCTCCCCGTTACGAAGGAAAATCGGAAAAGAAAAGGGTTGGCACAATTTTATATAGCGAATTTATAAACGGTGAAGATTTAAAACATAAATACGCAAAGCTGAACAAAGAACAGTGTATATCCTTATTAGTTCAAACGATTCACATTTTATGTAAGATTCACACTAGATTTCCAAGTTTTAGACATCATGATTTACATTTAGGAAATATAATGATAAAAGAAGTACAGAGGAAGTTGATTCAGTGTAAACTTCCATCTACCTACACCCCCCCAAATAATAGTCTTTTTACTAAACTGACAGATGATAAGGTTGACTTTGAATTCGATAACGCTGGAATAGAAGTAGTTCTCATAGATTTTGGTCTTTCTCATATACCAGAACCGGGAGTCAGTATATCGAATCCTATGGTTCTTCTTCCCGAACAGAATACACGGGGTAAGGGCTTAATGAAAGCTCATGGAATTTTTAAGGGTTCCGATCAATGTTATGATGTACACTTTTTTTTAAATTCTTTATATCTGTCGTCATATAATCTAAAAGCGCGCGCTGGACCAAAGATGATTTTTAATTTCGTGCGTGAACATTTGCCAAGTGTATTTTTAGGTGGAAATTCAGACGCTATTAGAAATTCTCGACTGCGCTACAATTATAAAGGTATTGGAATACCAAATTATAATACTTTATTGAATACTATTCATGAAAAATTAATCAAACAAACAATTCAACCGATATCCGTCAAAGGTAATACGTTGACACAAAGACATATACGCGCCACCACGACAACGAAAAGAGTGCCAGTAGAATTAGTACGAGCAGCGAATGGTTCAAAACCAACAAATACACAAAAAACTCGAGAACAACGAGACAAAGAAGCTGTACAAACACTAAAATTCGGACAAATGGGGCGGGGTATAGTACCACAAAGGAGACCAGGTATAGTGACTGCGCGTAATAAAAAACCACAAACAAGAAATAAAAATTTACAGGAAATACGGCAACGCTTGAACACAACTCTTAAAGGGGGAGGTGTCAATCAAATACCACAAACAAGAAATAAAAATTTACAGGGGATACGGCGAGGCTTGAAGACGACTCTTAAAGGGCGCGGTGTCAATAAAACACTCAATAGAGTAAAAACATCAAATAGTTATAAACCCGGTGCATATATCCACAATAATAACAAAAAAAGTTCCAATAACAATAAGAGCAATAATAAAAACACGGCGGGTTCGGTAAAAACGGGTACGCCGAAATCTATAGTACATACACCAAAATCTAAAACGCACTCCAACAATAGATCTAATTAAAGAAATTATCCACTCTTTATATATGGAATATTGTGATGTGTGTTGCGAAAAACTTAACAACTCAAATCACAAAAAGGTTGAATGTCCTTTTTGTGATTTAAAATCATGTCGTGAATGTAGCCAGAAATACATATTATCCGTATCAGAAGAACCTCGATGTATGGGGTGTAAACATGAACATAATAGAGAACTCGTGAGTACGTATTGTTCGGCTATATTTATAAACCGGGAATTAAAAAATCACCGGGAAAATATATTATTTGAACGCGAAAAAGCTCGATTACCGGAAACACAGAAATATGTTGTACGCGAAATAGAAAGAAGAAGTTTACGTACTTCGTATGTATACATGTACTATATTCTTACACATGTCGATAAAATGACTGATATAAATATTTGCATAAGACCTTATCTTAAAGATGTTGTTCGAGAAACTATGTATAATATATACGAAAACTTACAAATACTTCGTAATAATACAAGTGTAGATACTAATACGTATGTATATTCCCAGAAATGTCCAGATGAAAATTGTCGCGGATTTTTA